TCCATCTTCTCCTAAAGTTAAATCATTAGCACTCGCGACATCAGCACCCTTTGATTCTAAAAATCTACCAGCACCCATTGTTAATAGTCCAGGCACAGTAGTAGTTCCTATTCCTACTTTACCAATAGCAGCACCTTCATCATCACTATAAGCCATAACAAAGTTACCTTCTGCACCATCAGCACCACCACCTGCTAGTGAACCACCAAGTCCTCCATAAGCATATAGGTTGGCTCCAGCTCCTCCATCAGTATCACCATTAAAAGCATCTGAACCTGAACCTGCATGTATCTCAACTGATTGACCAACATAACCTCCTGCACTTGTACTTTCTCCACCATCAGCACCAAAGATATGAAATATTCCAGTAGCATCTTGATCGTCTGAACCATCACCTATTCCAAAATTAACATAGTTTAAATCAGCGTTAGCAAGTTTATATTCTATGTTTATATCTCCACCATCATCTTCTGATTCAATTTCAATAACGCTAACAGAATTGCCATTAACTTGCATTGAAAGATCAATCCCAGCAAACGGATTCGGAGCATTGTCTAATATATAGGTCTTGAAAGTTGACCAAGTATTTCCTATTCCATCTTCAAAAGCTAATGTTCCAATAACATCATCGTCTGTAATCGTATCAGTATTTATTACATTTAAAGTAAGCCCATCAGAACCAGCTACTTGACTAAAATCTATTGTTCCATTATCACCTGTTCCACTAAGTAACCCAGGAGTTAATACTACATTTCCACCGTTATTATCACCTGCAAGAGCAGAAGCGGCTTGAATAGTAACATTATATGCTGTTGTACTTCCACCAAATTGAAACGGACTAATGACCATATGATCATTAACAGTTGCATAATCAATGTCCATATCAGTTGCAAGATCAAAACTAGCAAAACCAATTTTAGTAGCAGAACCTCCATTATCAGTTGCATTTCTAGCCATAATACCAACTAAAACTGCGGTTGCTGGATCACTAGCGTGGTCAGCAAATTGTCCTAGTATTCCTATACCTGCCTGAGTAGCAGAAAGTTGAGTAGAATTAAACGAAATATTTACAACTTCATTATTAGCACTACTATACATATCAATATCAAGTGCTGGATTATCAGTTGCAATAGGATTACTTGCATCTCCATGATCTATAACTAATATATTTTTATCAGCTATGGCTGGGGTAGTATTGTTAAGATATAATTGTGTATTATTAGCATTTATCAATCCAGTAGCAGGAGCTAAATTAATATCACCTGTATCAGTTGTAATACTGAAATGTCCTAGATTATTAGCAGTTAAGGCAAACTGAACTTGAGGGTTTCCAGTTTGAGCACCTTTAATCATTGTAAATGTAGAACAGTCAGCAGTAGCATTACCCATTTGAACAGCACCATCAGCAAAGAGTGTTCCGTCAACTTCTAATTCACCAGTAATAAGCATATCGTCATTACTATCAAGCGATTGAGTGGTTGAACCTGCGTCACCAACTATTGTAATTGTAGAAGGAGCAGGTAATAGATGTAGATCAGCTGAATATTTTGACCTTATATATCCACTTTGTAATTGTAGATCGCCTTCAACCGTTAGCGAGTGAATTGTAGTTGCTCCACCAAAAGAAGAAGAACCAGAAACGTCTAATCTTTGAGCCATTGTTACATTTCCACTAAAACTAGCAGAACTAAAAGTAGAAGCACCAGTAATTGATAGTGTTCCACCGCCTACTATATTTCCAGTAACAGTAAGAGAATCGGCAATAGTTTCATCACCAACGTATGTTAAGTCTCCTGTCGGACTAACTGACAGTAAGACTGTTCCTGCGTTATTTTTTATTTCAAAGACATTAGCCGTTTGACCAGATGCCCCTGTTAGAGTTAGAGGTATTTGTGAAGCTGACCGAGATGTAAAACTATATGCACCACGACCAGTACCACCAGCTCTCCAATTATCATATTGATTAGCCATATAATTATTCGGTTAAACTATATTCAAATGAAACAGTAGCTGTATCGCCACTAACACTTGAATCAAGCCATAGATTTTGTGTGTTTCTTATTTGATAACCAACACTCTGTCCAGGTTCTAACGGTTTATTACTTGTTTCTGTATGGTCAGCTTCGTCAGAAGTTGAAGCAACTGTAACAGTTCCGCTATTACCAGCAATAGTTGCTGTTGGTCCAGTAGCAGTAATCAATACTTCGATACCATCAGGTACTACATATTCAGTAGCCTGAACAGGAGTACCAGAAGTAACAACTTCAACCAAGAAGCTTTTTATATAAGTTAAATTTGAATGTCTTGACATATTTTTTTAGTTAATCCTCTCATTCCACCCTCCCTCGTTGTGAGAGCCACGAGAGGGAAAGGGTGAAAGGACTTATTTAAGCAGCGTAGTAAGGAACACGTCTTGCAGTTCCATCTACGTCAATATTTAAGTATCCAACAACCTGAGCAGGAACATCTCCATTACCACCAGCGGTAGCTGATGTAATAGCAGTAGCACCACTCATCTTCATGTATGGTTTATCTAGGTCAGCTTGTTCTAGTTCAAGAACAGCCTGAGCAGAAGTAGTAGATGAATTTGTAATAACGGCAGCACCTTGAGAGGCAGCAGCCTTATTAACAGTTACATCTAATCCGTACATATCAGTAGTTGTAGTAGTATTTATTCCACCATCTGATAACGCAAGGTCACCAGCAGTGATAATAAGAGCATCAGTAGCAGCAGCAACACCAGTAAAGGTTGAAGCACCGATATTAGCAAGCATTGAATCAGCAATCGCTGTTGCGTTAGCAGCAGATGATTGTACATACAATGCAGAAGTTAAAGTACCAGCAACCATAACCTGTAAGTCAATCTTACCGTCTTCAGTTCCGTCAGTAACATCCATCGCAGTTGTTTTGATAGAACCAAGTATTCTAGCAGTAGCAGCAGATGATACAGCAGCCATATCTAATGTGAACACAACATCATCATCAGCAGGAGTTGCTGAAGTTTGCTGTGCATACCATTTAACACCAACAGCACCTGCGTTAGTATTGAATGTAGATAGTGAGTAATTAACACCAGAACCAGTTACGTTTACAGCAGCTCCAGTAGAAGTACCAGAGTTAATCTGCATTGTAATTGGGTTATTGGTCATTGTAGACGCAGCGTAGGTAAACTCAGCTAAGTAAGAAGTCGCAGCATCAGGAGTAGAAGCACCAGAAGCAACTCTTAATAATGAACTTCCAGCTTTATTAGCTGCAGTACCATTAGTAATTTCAAGATTTGCTTTAGTTGTTTCTTTAATACCTGAACCTGTGATTGTTACATCTGAAACTGTGGTAGAAGCACTTGCAATAGCAACTGCAACAGCTCCAGTAGCTGAATGAGTAGCTTTAAGAGCATTACCAGTACCACCTGAATCCATTACAATTTCGATACCATTAGAGGTTTCGGTAACAGTTCCAGTAGTTTGTACTTCAGCGTAGATTGCTGAACCAGCAGTCGCAGCAGTACCAGCAGTCCTAGTAGTAGCCTTAACAACTGATAGACAATCAAAGTCGTCAGCAGTATTACCACTTGTGTTTACAGTTCTAGCAGAAGAAATAGATACAACAGAGCCAATCTTATTAACACTTGAAGCAATTTTAGTTGCTGTATGGTCAAATGTAGCGACTGTACCACTTGTCATAGCACTATCTTCACCAGTTTCTTGAACATATAAAGCTGAACCAGTTGTTTGAGTAGCATCTGTAGCGATATGAACACCTTTACCAGTTGTTAAACCAGCAAAAACTGCATATACACCAGTACCAGTAGTCATTCCTGATGGAGTAATTGTCATCCAAGAAGTAGTAGTAGAACCAGTAAATACACCAGAACCAGCCAATACAACAACACTAGCAGTAGTAGCTGTGTTATTAGTAACTGAGAAAGTAGCAGCGTTATCAGCGTCAGTGATAGCTAAAGAACCATCACTCATAGCCATATCACCAGCAGTGTAAGTAAATGCACCAGCTGTAATGACTAAAGCACCGTCAGTAAGAGTTATATCACCTTTATTACAAGTGATAGCGTCTGTACCTTCAGCGTTTCCAGCAATAGTCAAAGCACCATATCTCTGAACTTTAAATACAGAGCTAGTACCATTCATACAGTTAATGTAACCACCATCGCCAGAGAAAGTAGCCCCTGTGTCAGAATCAATATATAGACCTGAACCAGAAGTTAAGTCATCAGCAGTAATATGAACACCACCACCACCTGTTCCTGAAGAAGCGACAACTACTCCATAAGTAGCAGTATCATTTTCAGTAACAGTTATTGAACCACCAATAGTCATATCACCGTCAGTAACAACCAATACATCACTATCAGCAGAACCAGTAATTGTTACACTTGCCACAGCAACTAAAGCTGGGGTAATTGTAACAGCACCAGTTGATACATCACCAATACCGATAGTACCTGTACCAGTAGCATTGATAACTAAGTTAGCAGCAGCAGTAAGAACATCACAACCAGTAATGTTAAGGAAGACAGCTTTACCGTCAGCCTCTACATTCCAACTGTTATCAGTACCTTCAATATCTGCACCAGCAGTACCAGTCGTATCGTTCTGAATGTCAATCATATTACCAGTACCAGCACCAGCTAAGGTAACTTCTACTATATTGATTGCACCATCACTAGCACCACCAAATGCAACAGCACCAGTATCAACGGCTATATTTGAGCCATCGTTGTAGGCATCATCCAAGCTGTAACTAACAACAGAACCTGAACTACCAAGAACAGTGGTTGTAGCACCATCGTCATAAATCATCTGGTTAGAAACATTTACATAAAGTAATCGTTCACCAGTTGTAGTAGTAGGAGTGTCTGTTGGAGTCTGGAATCGAATGCAACCATTTTTTGATTTTAAATCAATTCCAGCTAGCGGAGTAAATGCTCTACCATTTCGAGTAGCCATAATTTTAATTTTTTAAAGGCTGGGCGAAGTCTCTAGTATTGAAGCCTAGACCTCTCAAGCACAACGCCCACCAGTAGTAAGTAAGTTTCTAGGAACTCAAGCGGTTTAGTTTGATCCGTCAGAAGTGAAACCACCACGAGCATCATTGTGACCGTAAGCAAAAGCAGAGGTCGCAGTATACTGAATCTCTTTGGTCTTATATACAATGTTCTGCTCATCCAACATAATTGGTTGAGATTCAAAGTATTGAGCACCATATTCATCAGTCATCTGAGAAGTGTCAAATGAATGCCAGTTAGTAGCGTCACTCAAATTTGTTGTAGAAGTATCATCTCCAGTTCCAAATAGGAATGGATTTTCAACTAATTCAAACATTGGGACAGCAGAACCGTCATTAGAAAATTCTTCTGGAATCCTGTTGTTTTTAATAGCACCAAGAATTTCTTTCGCTTTGAAAGAAGGAGTAGAACCTTTCTTAACTACAATTCTGTTAGGACTTGAATCGAAGATCTGACCTTTTGGATTTACCAATAAAGCGGCAACACGCCAAAGGGCTTTAAGACCAGCGTAGTCAAGTTTAATGTTAGAAGTTGTACCATCTGAAACAATATTGCTCCAAGCAGTACCACCGTCTTCACGAGTATGAGATGCAGTCGCCATAGCTGCACTGTCACCACCTGATGTAGTAATAGAGTAGTTTCCAGCGTCATCACTCTCAGTGTAAGTTGTTAAATATGCAGCGTCATATTTACGAGCCAAAAGCTTTTCTCTCTTTGAGTAATTAGCACTTTTTAGTTCATTTACAACACGAGTAACATCTCGTTTTTTAATACCAAACTTCCACATGTGCCATGAAAATGACATTAGTTTTCCGTAAAGTATTTGAGTATAAGTTTGATCGAAAGTTTGCACAGGGACTTCAGCAACAATAGAAGCTGATTCAACGACACGAGCAGCATCGCCAAGTCCTGACAAACCACTATCTTTCATATAGTAATCAGACACACCAGTTGTTACGTTATACATCTTTCTAAAGTATTCTTCCTTTTCGGTTGTACCTTTAAGGAAATACTTTTGAATGCTAACGTCAACAGCATCGGCAGCCTGACCTATAGTTAATGGAGCAGCCATAAGCTTTTATTATTAAGTAGAAGTTGATTGTAGACGAGTGAACTCACCAAGCAGTTTCTTGTCAGCAGCAGCACCTTTAAGTGCAAGAGCCAAGAAAACAGCAGTAGCACCAGTAGAATCTGTACCAGTGTTATTGATAGTGTCATGGTCGGTTAGAACCATTGACTCATACACTTGGTCAGCAGCTGTGCTATTCGCAACGTCAACTTCATACAGTTGTCCCTGAATGAATGGTTTCCACAAGATAAGAGTATCTGTGGCAGAGATGGTTCCAGCAGCTACACCCATAATAGTATGGATTGTAGTTGAAGAAGTTGCTCTTTGAAGTACATTACCGTTAATGTCTAGTATATCGCCATCTGCGATTGCTACACCAGCAGTAACTGTACCTTCTAAAGCAGCCTGATCTGGAAAACCACCAATATATTTAATCATATTTCAGGTTTTAGGTTTATTAGACTATAAACCCATCTCCACTAATTCTTCTTCGCTGTAACCATCATACATAGAACGGTCAATACCTACTGGTTTATTTTTGGTAGCAGGTGTTTTAGCACCACTACCTCCACCAGATTTTGAGGTTGTTGATAAGCGTTCTTTTTTTGCTTTGGTTTCAGCTGAAGTCTTTTGTGGCAAAGATTGCTTAGGGTTAAGTTTGGAATGGGCAAAATCCATAAGATCCTTAATTCCTTTAGGGTCTTTTGGTGCTGAGAATCCATACTCTTCCATTTTTTGCTTTAAAGAGTTCCATTTTATGTCATCGGAATCATTAGCAGGTAAATATTCAGGATGTTCCTGTAACCAATTATCTTTATTACTTTGTAGCTTCTCATTATAACCAAGTTGTTGGACATCGTCCTTCCGAACATATCCCTTAGCTTTGAGAACCTTCTCGATTAAGTCCACGTCTGCATCTGCCACATCTTTCAATGCGTCATCTGTCAGTAGTGGAGCTTCTGTTGGTTTATCCTTCAATCCTCTGCGTGTTCCTCTAAGTTTTACAATATCCTCTAATAGAATATCTTTTTGGGACTTTAAGCCTGCAATCTCTTTAGGGTCATCAACGATCTCATCTTCATCAGGAGTAGGATCAGCCTCTTCGGCTTCATCTTCCTCAGTTGTTTGCGGAGTATCATCTCCGTCTGATTCAGTTTCTTCGTCTGCTTGTTCTGAGGTGGAAGCTTCCTCAGGAGTATCCGTCTCCTCACCGTCAACTTCTTCGGTATCAGGTGCTTCATTTACTTCCTCTGCGTCTTCGGCGACATTAGCGTCACCCATTTTTATTGTATCCATATTTTTTACTCTAGTTTAAACTGACTTAGAGTGGTCAGATTACGAACAACATAAAACTCCTAGAACTTAGGAGTTTTATGTGTACGCTTAGAAATAGAACCGCAAGAAAACTATCTCTAGGAGTACACGTGAAACCCCCAAGTTCTTGCGGTTGTTATTCTTTTTTTAATTATTATTTAAGTGCTGCAATTACTTCTTCTACTAATCCGTCATCGCCAACTGTCCAACCATTCTTATCACCGTATGCTTCAAAATACTTTTTAACGACTGCGATAACATTACTACTTACTTTTACCTCTACCTTCTCACTTGTTAAGGCAGCTATGTCTTCTGTAAACTTGTCATCTTGATTAAGTGCTTTAATCATCTGGATGTTGTAGTCTCCTTCTTTCATCTCACCTTGAGGTGATGACTTCCTATAAGCTTCCTTAACATCTTCAAATAACTTGTTTTGTGTTTCACCTAGTTCTGTAAGAATTGGATCAACAGCTTTCAGAAAGTGTCTTCGTTGTGAAGATTCCTCTCCGCTTAGTCTTAATGGTGAACTGACTTCGTTTCCTTCTGCATTTAGCTCTTTCTCTCCAGTTGTAGTCAATACTACTTTCAAAAGAGATAATGCTTGTTTTGATACGTTTAGCATAGTTTTTCTTTATTTAATTAACTTCTTGGTTTGGTTTAAAGTCTGGGTAGAATTTTAATATATTACCTTTAATCTTTTCACACCAAGTCCTTACATCTGCGTCTGCACTAGCACGATGAACAGTACCAACAGACTTATCTTTTCCTTTATGTCTTTCAGCACCTAAACGTCTATCGAGATATTCTGGTAAGAATACTAGCATAAGGAAATCTCCATGAGCTGTATCCTCAACTACAATCTCTACATCCGTTCCAAGCACTTCATCTGCTATTTTTCTCCACGAACGTGGTGCTGGTAGAGGTGCATCTAAGATAGCATCTGCGATGATACCTTCACCTTTAGGTTTTGCTTCTACAGTAGCTTTAGGGGCTGCTACTGCTTCTGGTTTAGCGTCTACGGTATAGTTCGGTAGTCGTTTGACCAATCCTTCGATTAAGTCAACCAATCCATCTATCTTCTTCTCTGTAACTTCGGTTACCTCTTTGACCATTTGTTCTAGTTCTTTATTAGTTGGCATAGGTTTTTACTTATTTTTTAATGTTACCAGCTATTACCTCTTCGGTCTCTGGTATTGTAAATATATGTGGAGCTTTTATCAAAACTTTCTCACCTTTCTTATAATTCCTAGAAGCTGGAAATTCAAACGTAAGCATAGTTTCGTACTTCTTAATCCTACTAAGTTTCATCGGCATCAACTTTTCCTGATCGTCAGCAGAACCTACTAAGAGCATAAGTGACATCAGCTCACTTCGTTTCATAATAAACTCCTTATCATCTAAGGTGAACTTGATGACATTGCAGTCTTTAACTTTCTTCTCTTTAGACCAGTTCACTTCTGCTTCTAACTTACCGTCTAATGTTTTGAGTTGAAATTTTCTATGTTCATTTAACATTTTCTTGCTAGTATATCAGCTGGTTTAAGTAGAAGATACTCAATTCCTTTCTCTTCTATTTTCTCACCAGCATATTCATTAAAGTATATAATATTACCAACCTCTAAATCATAATCATAAATGATTTCTTTATTACCGAAGTCAACTATCTCAGCTTCTGGTAGGACTACATCATCGTCATCTGAGCTTAATATAATACTTGATTTAGTCTTATCTTGCTTCTTTTGTACGGCTAATATTCTTTCGCCTATTGGTTTTATCATACTTTACTTGCCTCCTGTTCTATCTTCTCTAGGAAAGCCCTGATACCTATTTGCTTACCATCTCTTTCAAAAGAGTTTTGAAGATACTTAAATTCAGTTTGGGCAGAACAATCCTCTCTACCAAATTTATCTATCATTTCATTAGCTAGGTCTTTTAATTCTCTATAAGTTGTGGTAGATACAAGGTTCTTGAATAGACTTTTAGTTTGGTCGTCCATACGGTTATTTTTTATTTTGTTCTATTAACTTCTTTATTTTCTTTTTACATTTTTCTATTGCCCTCTGTTTATCTTTATCTATCGCCCCAAATCGCCATTGTATATTAAAACTAGTAATATAATAATCATCTTCTTTATATTTCTTAATCCTATCAATTTCAATATCATATTCATCATTATCACTTGAAAAATATTTAATTGATTCCATACGGTTTTTAGTTAGATTATTTCTTTTTCTTAGCGACCTTTTTAGCTGGTTTCTTTTCTTCTTTAACTTCTTTCTTAACCTTACTACCATCTAAGATAGCTTCTAGTAGCTCCTCAACTGGAAGTTCATTGTCAAAAGCTTTCTGTCCGTTACGATAGTCAACTAGGATACTACCAGATGTGTCCTTAGAGATGAACTTGATGTTCATTACCCTAGGATCAGGCTTTAGTTCTCGCAGTTTTACTGTCAACAGTTGTACTTTTTTTTCTACCTTCATACTTTTTTTTAGATTTTTTAACTTTCCCTTTTATATATAAGACTGACATATTATTCTACTTTACCTGAAGCCCTGTCACCTTTATTCAAGGCACTCTTAGACACCAATGGTTTAAGTTCTCCGCCCCCAGCAGTAGGTGGTAGGTTCTCAGGAGTCTTTTCTTTATCTATAAATAGCTCAGGTTCGGACTTAATACCGTAATACTTCTCCAGTACCTGTGACCTAGCATCAGGTGACATATTCTCATCTTTCAATGAAAGACTAACCTTCTCCTCGGCTTTCTTCTCTTGAGGTTGAAGTGTCTGCTCATACAATCCCATAAGAGCCTTTTCATCAATCCAGTCCTGTACATCCTCATCATAGGCTTTAACTATCTGCTTAATAGGTGTTAATAGCATAGGAATATTCTGAGGGGTCTCTAACATTTTCAACAGTGCAGCGTCAACTAAGTTAAACAAATCCAGCTTCATTCTCTTAGTAAGCTCCTTAGATGGATTCAAGACAGACTGAGGTTTAACTCTGATGATACCTTCCCAGTCTAACCTACCAAGTGGTAAGTCAGCACCGTATCTATAAAACTTTGCATCTTCAGATTCTATTAGTTCACCTTGGTCATCTTCCTCTAAACTTAATCTTGACTCAGGATATATGTTAGCAAACTTATCAACTGGTTCAAGTCCAACAGCAGAGCCTACTTTCTGAAATGTACTCTGGTCTTTCTTAGGTACAGCTTCATCAAATAGTAACTCACTCTCTGGATTACCTTGCTCCAAGTCTTTAAGATATGGTTGTATCTGCTCACCAGTCAGCCCAGCTTCTTTAAGTGAAGCTATCAGGTCTTCTGTACCACTGTATCTAACTACTTCAGGAGTAGATAGTATTTGTTTCTGCCAAGACAATGAGATATAAGCTTCCTGTTGTAGAGCATCTAATATGTAATCAAGTGGAGTCTTTAATCTCTGTAATGCAGCTTCCTTAGCCTCAACATCCTGTCCTAAAGTCTTACCAGTAAACTGCCCTGCTGTCTGCTGAGTTATACCAGAATTAATATCTCTACGTTGAGCTATAAAATCTAAGCCTTTCCAAGCTTCCTGCCCAGGACCAGGGATATCTACAAACTTAATAGCCTGAGGGTCGATCACTTGTTTACCAGCTCCAGGTTCAACTAACATCTGGTTACCTTCATCCGCTAAGACGTCAGTACCTTTATAGAAAAACATCTTGTAAATAGAAAGAACAAGTTGATCCATAGTCATGTTAGATAACTTGTCATACAGAATACTATCCTGTTTTATAATCTCATAGATACCAATTCCATAATGTAACCTGTCATCTCTTAAAGTCCAAGGAGCAAACCATAATGATAGTTTACCGTCATCGTTAGGAAGTGGGCTTTTATACAAAACTACATTACTGCCTGGGATCCAGATACTATAAATATCTTTTACCTGATTCTCATAGAACCCAACAGTAACAATATCTTTAGGCTTCTCATCTGTAGCATCACCAGTTTCTTCTTGGTTAGATGTAGAAGTTCCTTTGTTGACATACTTAATATTAGGATAATCTTTAAATTCTTCTTGAAACTTATCCCAATGATATTCTTTCTCAAAGTACCAGTCATCCACTGATAACGGATCACCTACCCGAGCCTGTTCGGATAGCCAAACAGACCAAGGGTTTAGGTTTTCTCTATATAAATCATTATATTTAATGATCTTCTTACTCTCATATACGTTCTTATCAGGCTCATTTTGGAAATATTCAGTTAAAATCTGCTTATTCTGTTCTACGTATTTAGGGTAAGTACGAGCATAACTTGTACCATACTTAGCCATATTGAAGATGAAATGCTTTAACTGTTGCTTAGCACCACTGATCTCCCAACTATTCTTCCAGTTGTTATAAGCTAACTTAGTATTCTCTTCATACTTACTAGATGTAGCCATAAAGACTGCCTCTGGGTTCTGATCTACTAGGATAGCTAGAGCAGTATTAACTTTGACATAAAAATCAGGGGAAGCATTATTAGATTGCCAATCCTTATTATCACCTACCTTGACCATTCTTGAACGTAAGCCGTCATCTTCATTTGATTCAAAGCGTACGCTACCTTTGTTACCTATTCCTAGTTCATGCGGAGTATATTCTCTATCTGCTTCCTTCCAAATATCTTCAATGTTTCTACCAGTACCAACTAAATCTTTCTCTCTACCGTCTTTTAGATCACTTATCCTACTCTTCAGGAACTCTTGTAATTCAAGCTCATTACCCTCTGGTGAGTAGCTTTCGTCTTGCTTATCTTTTGTTTTGACTTTTACGTTAGGAGACATATTTATTCTTTATTTGAAACAATAGCCTTAGTTGTGATAAATAAGTTAGCTATTGATACAGCGTTTTGTAGTGCGGTACGTGTGACTTTAACTGGATCAATGATCCCAGCTTCAATCATATCTACATATTTATTATTTAAAGCATCATAGCCTTTTCCAGTCTTTAGTATCTGAGCTACGACTTCCTTACCGTCAGCGTCACAGTTCTCAGCGATGTACTCTGCTGGTTTACTAAGAGATTCGTACAGTATGTTTGCCCCCAGTTTGTCCTTATCGCTAATATTTGCCCCACCAAGGGCTTTGGAAGCCATAATTAGAGCCACACCACCACCTGGGACTATACCTTCGTCTATGGCACATTTGGTGGCATTTAACGCATCTTCTATTTTAAACTTAATCTCTTTTATCTCACTCTCAGTGGCAGCACCTACTTTTATGACAGCCACACCGCCTGTAAGCCTAGCTAATCTGTTAGCTATCTTCTCAGTTTGAAATGGTGTTTCCTCTGCTTTAAGCTGTTGCTTTACTATCTTAATACGGTCTTTCACGTCACCGTCACCGTCAATTATGACTGTTCTGTCACTGTATGAGGTAACCTTAACTGCTAATCCTAGATCTATTATCTCTAAATCTTCAAATTTAATGAAGTTATCTACCACCTCAGTACCTGTTAAGGCAGCTATATCATCTAAATACTCTCTTTTATCGGTAAATCCAGGGGTTTTAATGGCTATTACACCAAGTACACCTCTGATACTGTTAGCTACTAGCGTCTCAATCACTGGTATTTCGAAGTCATTGGCTATGATAACAAGTTTTCTTTTCTCCCTGCTTACCTTTTCAAGTATAGGTAATATCTCAGACATCATTGATATCTTCTTATCAACTAACAGGAATAAAGGTTCATCATACTCAGCTTTCATGGATTCATTATCAGTAATCATATACGGTGAAATGAAACCTTGATCTATCTCCATGCCCTTAACAACTTCTTTCTCAATACCTAGGCTCTTACCGTCTTCAACTGTAACCACTCCGTCTTTTCCTACTTCATCTAAAGCCTCAGCTATGACCTTACCAAGTTCAGAACTACCTGATGATATGGTTGCTATCTGTTCTGTTTCTTCTTTGGTAGACACTGGCTTTGATATTCTCTTTAATTCTTTTAAGACAATATCAAGTCCTACATTGATACCTTTCCGTATCTCAATAGGTTTAATATTTAAATCACTATCATTTTCTTTATTTACTATGTGTTGAGCTAATACAGTAGCCGTAGTAGTACCGTCACCAGCCACGTCATTGGTTTTACCAGCTACTTCTTTGACCAACTCAGCACCAATATTCTCAAACTTATCTTCGAGTACAATAGCCCTAGCTATGGTGACACCATCATTTGTGATGATAGGTTTAATTCCATCTAAGATAATGTTGTTACCACTTGGTCCAAGTGATAGCTTAACTATGTCAGCTAATCTGTTAAGACCTAATACAATAGAATCTTTAGCTTCTTTTCCTTGCTTTATTTCGTTCATATTTGCTGTTTTTATAAATTGTTACCATAATAACTATTAAAATTACCTGGATTAAGACTGTGCTTAGTCTTCCACTCTGCTAGTTTCTTCTCAACTGGACTAAGTGGTAATGGTGTCTTGGCTTCATGTAAGTATTGTAAGCCGTAAGATATAGCATCGGCACAATGGTCGTCCATATCACTATTTAAGTCTTCTGGTTTCTTCTCATCGTGGATAAGTGTTGGAATGGAACGAATAGAATTTAAACAGGTACTAAAGAATAACATCTTAGGCTTGGTTTCTTCTTGTCTTAGGTATTGGTGGAACAAACCCCACCCAGCCATTCTGTTCTTTGGTGCTGGTTCAGCCATAACACCTTTACGAGCATAAATATCAGCAAATGTCTCTCCATGTCCTGTTTTATCAAAACAACTAGAATCCATTACAGTGAACCAATATGTTTCACCTTCACTAAGTCTGGCTATTTCTTTGGCATTAACATCAGCGTCAACCCCTGCCTTATAATATTCTCTGTACCAGTGAATGTTACCATCGTAGTCTATTGCTCCCCATAAACATGCTGTTGGAGCTGTCCTACCGTGATCTATACATCTGATCCGTCTCCAGTTATCTGGTATCTTAAATGGGATAGTGACATGAACTTCCTTGTCCCACTCATCAAAATACATTCCCTCAAAGACATCCCAATTACCATGTAGTAACATTTTCTGTTCTTTCTCAGGTAATCCTTCCAAACGATTAACATATTCTGGGTCTTCTTCCATTAAAACAAGATTATCGAATACCTTTGATGGTATAAACTGCTTGGTAAGCTTTGTCTTTTCATCTACGTAAGTCTTATACGGCTCCTTACCAGCAATGAAACGATCATAAAAGTATACATGACCTATGTTTCCAGGATTAGAAGCATATCTTATACATTTGAACACTGTCTTATCAGCACAACGACAACGAGATTTTAGGTATTCTATCTGAAACTCAGTGAAATGAGTTGCCTCATCAAATCCTAAGTAGGCATACTGAGCACTCTGGTAAGCGTAGACAGCCTTGTCGTTGTCTAGGTAACCAAAGTCTATAATAGCACCACTTGGGAACGTCCATCTATGTTTCAGCTCTGAATACTTACCGCCCATTGAGGGGTAGAGTTCATGTGATCTAAGAATAAGAGATTTTTCTAATTCTGGATAACTTCTTCTAAAAAGAACTGCCTTATAGTTTTTCTTATCAACTTGTCTTAAAGTATCTAGTAAAAGGAAATCTGATTTACCTCCACCAGCTGCTCCACCATAGAACATCTCAAACGCACTAGACGCTAAAGCCTTTTCTTGCGATCCAGGATTTGGTCGCCAACAATTCTCTTTTTTTTTACTTCTTCTTGCATTATTTTTTTCTAAATGAATCTATTACAGAACAAAACATATCTCCCTCAACAGCAATCTTTATTTCTTTCCAAGCCCTATGAAACTGTTTATCTTCTTCAAACTGTAATTCTCTAACAAATTCAGTCCCATTGATAGTAAACTTTACACTAATTTTATCTTCCATATTATTCTTTTTCTTTCTCTGGTAAATAAATCATCATGTTAATCTTGTCACCCTTTGAGGTAAGATCAACAGACTGGGGAGCTTTGCCGAAAGCTCTATCAACCATAGAATCAATAGATCTTTGTTCTGGTTTCTTTATAGAAATGTAGTAATAGTTATCATCTACACTACCACCATTACCATCAGTTTCATCTAAAACGTCTTTAATCTCATCTTTATCAGTAACTATATTGTGTTCTCGTTTTACTTTACCCTTGCTATCTTTAACTTCGTCTATACGATACATGTAAGCCTCACCCTTAGCCAAGGCTAGTTGTGCATTAAATAACTTATCAAGATTAATTAAAATACGCTGTCTAAATGCTTCTTCAGCTATTTGCTTCTCAATGGTAGCTTTATTCTTACTTCCCTGCTTTCTTCCAGAACCAAGTCTAGCTCCACCATTCTTTCCTGGAACTGGTTTATCATTCAGTTTTTCAGTTTCAACATCCATATTTTATTATATATAAAAAAACCAACTAAAAAGTTGGTCTGATAAATTTTATTTCTTTTCCAAGCATGGTAAGAAAGTAAATTGATAAATCCCCTACTTATAATTGTACTCCTATAAATCTATTTTGTCAACCCCTAACCCAAAACCTAAAAACTTACTCAACCAAATAAATCAACTAAAAAACCAAAAACCACCACCACCTAAAAAACACCTCCAAAAAAACACTAACCGAACAAACGCATGACACTTACCTCCCTATATATAGGGGAGGTAAATGACATCTATCATAAATTCACTGGTAAGCGTTATTTCCGAACACCTATTCCACCGCTAAATTTAGGTAAATAACACTTACCCAGGTAAGCGTTGGTAAGCGTTGGTAAATGAGTAACTGAAAAGACACTTACCGACCCTATTTCGGAACTGTTCCGATGGCATACTGTCAAGTTTATGGTATAATATACATTACCTAAATTAAGCCAATTTAATATCTCAATATTCTATGGTATAATATATGTTATCCACAACCAACTGTTGACACTTACCACCCCATCTGGTACACTGTAATCAGTTAAGAAACTAACAAACTTAAAAATAATCTATGACAAAGTTCCATCATAAAACTACTTCTCCAGCAGAAACAGTTGAGGAGATAAAGGCTAGTATTAAGAAAAGCAACGATGATTGGGAGAAAGATCACGGTGAACCGTATAAGTTTGTACCACTTAAAAATAAGAAGAGTCTATGACCACCAACAACTCTAATCCCTACTACACTTGCCCCTTCTGCCATAAAGAACATCAAGGTTTATACCCTAAATGCCAAGAATGTGCAGATAATAACGTCTACAATCGCAAGACTAAGTTCATTAAGAATCCTAATAAATCTAACAAGCCTTTTTAATATGATAACCAAATCAATAAAAGAATATAACGAAGCAAATTATACTAATATCCCAGATGATATGTGGAAACTATTATTTGACCTATACTGGCTAAGGTTTAAAAAACCAGGGGATCAGTGGTACGAGCTAACTGACTACCTAAGAGATAAGCTCATAGATGATGGTTTAGGTATCCAATATACTAAAGATGATGTAGTAGTCACATTGAAACATAAGGTCTTCTCAATGAAAGAATCATTAAATAAATAATATGAACAAAGATATTCAAGCAATCAAAGATGAATCCCTAGCCCTACTCCCTGATACCAGCAAACCTATCCTAGTAGCCACAGAAGCCGATTACGCTTTAGAAGGTGATCGTATCAAAGTATTAAAGGCTTATGTTAAGACAGTAGACGATAAGAGATTAACCTGGACTAGACCTATGGATGACGCTAAGAAACTTATCATGGCTGACATAAGAACGATCACTGATCCCTTAAATGATTATGTAGACAACTCTAAGAAAGCCATGTCAACATGGTTCACCACTAATCAAGCTAAGTTAGACGCTGAACAAGCAGTAATAGACGCTAAAGCAGTAAAAGGTAGCACCGAAGCTATCATAGAAGTCCCAGTAGTCAATGAAACCATGACAATCAAAGGTGAAACTGCTACAATAACAGTGAAACAGAAGATGAAGTGGCGTATAACAGATGAAACTCTTATCCAGCGTGAATACCTACACGTCAACTCTGCCCTAATAGATGAGAAGATCAAAGATACCCTCATCGCAGAAGACGGCTCATGTCACATTAAGGGTATTGAAGTCTATTACGAGTATCAAGATCCAAGTGTTAGGTAACTTTACCTAACCCCCCACACACCTGGTCAGTCAGTAGAGTATTAAGAAAGAACGTCTTTCTTAATCCGTTGGTATTACTGTGCTAGACATAACACGATAGGATAGCCCGACTATCCACTGGCAAATCTTTACTGCTGACTGGCTGTGTGGGGAGTTATTAAGTAATCCTTAACAACTAATATATGAAACTAAACCGTAAAACAAAAGCCTTCTACCGTAACTTCCTAAGACAGTTTGATACTAAGACACTACTGATGGCACTCCTATCACTGTTCCTAGTATTATTTTTCATGGCTCTTGGTGATGTTTACTTTAATCTAAACTAATCATACTGATTAGCTTAGACCTTATCCACAGTCAACCATTTACCGTGTTACCGAAAAATGGTATACTGTAAAAGTGGAAACAAAAAAACAAAAACTATCTGTCCTGTATTACCGTATTACGGAATACAATAACACTCATAGCTACAACTGGAGACGCTATGATAAGTATTACGATAACCTAGTAAGAGAAGCAGATAGATTAGCCAGAGAAATAATTAAAATATATGAACGATGAAGAATTTACTTCTTTTCAGCATGTTGAAGGGAAGCACAGTTTAAAAATAGATGAGTCTGAAGTAGTAGAAGGACCATCACTTTTCTTTCACACTGATGAGAAGACTAAAAAATATGATACATTCGTTATCGACATAGACGATGACAAATTCTTAGAAGATATCAGTATAGATAAGTTCTTTGCCTTAAAAGAGTTATTCGATGTTGCTTTTAAGCAACTTGAGAAAAGACAGACAATCACAAACATATTTGGTGAGGATATGAAAAGAGTTAAAACATAATAAACAACGCTATGCTTGTCGGCATCAAACAAATAAATAGTAAGTCCCACATTAGAGGTTACAGTTCTTCTGAGCTGTGCCCTGACAAGCCTAGTGTGGGACTTTTTGTTTAGTTAAAATATATGACCCCTCAAATAAAACAATTCTTAAAACTTGCGTTAGAGGATAAGTATTACCCTCCACCTATTTCAAAAGATAGTCCTGTTTTTAAATTAGAAAAGTTATCAGAGAAACTAAAACCTAATGAGAAGGAAACACTCAATCTTATAAAAGAGATTAAGAAATATGAGAAGGCTGGTCTAGTACCAACTGATAGGGTAAAAGATTCCCTAGCTAAAATCCTCCCCTACCTAGAGGACAATGTTAAATTTATCAAAACAGAACACTTCTCTACTTTCATCAAGAAGACTGCTATTGATGACTCATTTGTAGTTGATAGGTTAGTACCTGAAAACGGTATCACTTCTATCACAGCTGACTCTGGAAAAGGTAAATCTTTATTTGCTCTTATCCTGGCCAAGCATATTGGTACAGGGTTAGACTTCTTCGACTTTAAGGTTAAGAAGAAAAAGGTACTCCTAATAGATCAGGAGATGAGTCCCAACATAGTCTTAAAACGCTGTCAGAGCATCGTAGACAAGGATAACTCTGTTTCTGGTGGTCTAGTACCAATACCAGACATAGACGTTGCTACGGAGCAATTTATAAATATTGAAAAGGATTATGATGAGCTTGTAGAACTGATTAAGAATAATAAAGATGAGGTAGTAATATTTGATACCTTCTCCACTATCCATGACGGAAGGGTCGAGAACAGTTCAGAAGATATGGCCGTCATAAATAAACTCTTACTTAACCTTATCAAGGATACTGGTATCACTGTAATCTATCTTCATCACCATAGGAAACTTGGTAAGGGAGAGAGCATGGGACAGTCCAGCTCTCGTGGATCAACAGAGATTATAGCTAAGGTAGCGTCTCATTTATTACTAGATTCTAAGCAGAAGATTGATGCCTTTACTGAAAACTCAGTCCTAGAGATATCAGTAAAACAGGAGAAGAGTAGAGACGGTGCTTGCGTAGGAGAATTTGCATTAGCGGTTACGCATGATAAGGACACTAAGAAAATAAGTTGCGAGTTCATAGGTAACGAGGTAATCGAGAACGCTAAAGTAGAAGCAGTTAAGAATTTAGTCTTAGCAACATTCAAGTCTACTGATAGGAACGAGATTAATATACAAGATATCAAAAAGGAACATGAGATCACTGGTTCACAGGTTAACCTAAGGCATAGGAAGAAAGCCTGCGATCAGCTCATAGAGGAAGGTATTATAGGACAGGAGAAAGTCGGTAAGAGTTTTATTTATAAGTTGGTAAGCTAATATGAAAACAACTAAAAAAGATTTTGAACTGTTTAAAAAAGAATGTGAGAAATGGATTAAGAAACTGGGGCTAGATAATAAGAGAGTAACTATATACTGGTCTGACCTAGAACCTGAAACCGCTGCGTGTATATACAGAGATCTTTTACAAGCTAGTGTTGAAATACATCTTTGTAAAGACTATGAAAGTCACACATTAACAGATGAAAAGATTAAGGGTCACGCTAAACATGAAGTAATCCATTTACTCTTAGCTGATTTATCGGTATATGCTGGTAGTAGATATGTAACACAACAAGAATTACAAAAATCAGAAGAAGAATTAGTCCGTAAGCTAGAGAAACTACTCTAACCTTATCCACAAGCAACAGTTGACAATACCAATACAATAAAGTAACATAAAGACATAATTAATAGCTTGTAAATTTATGAACAAATGTAGACTATGCGGAGGAGAACTTAAGAAGTATAGAGAGAATAAGATTAGGTATCAGGAGTGTACTGTATGCCATCTTAATGAACTACAACCAGATCAGCTACACGACTACTCTTACGACTTAGGTACTCACAGAGGTGTTAATTTAAGCATTGAAATGCAACCTAGCGACTAAGTATATGACAAACGAACAAATATTAAAAAAGGCAATCGAGAAGGCAGTGGAGAATGGACTAGAAGATAATGAAATAATATGGGAAATAGAAATGAAAGAGGATGGTAGTGAAATTTGTACTACAATAAGTGAGTTAGATGATACTAAAGAATTAGGTGTAAACTTTAATTTATTCCCAATGATAATCTTCTCTCACGACTTCGCTGAGGCGTTTTGGGGAGATGAAGATATAATTTTTCCTGCCAAAAATATCTTAACTGGTAAAGTAGCTCCAGGTGTTAAGTTTAGAGGTGATATGAAAGCATGGAAATGGCATCTACAACAAATGGTACTAGAAGAAGATCCGCTTAAATACTTAGAGAAGTTTTTATGAAACCAAACTGGAAAAAGGCACTAGGATTACCAGACGTTGAGAATCCTAATGGAAAACTTATACCTGATAGGTACTGGAGTAACGGAAGGTATTACGATACTAAGGAGGAAGCTGAGAAAGCTTATAACTTAAATAACAAATAAACTTATGAAAATTATAGGACTTATACTAGCATCATCACTTCCACTTGGAATGATATTATTTGGAATCAATAAAATTATTGAGGGATATAAACACAAAAAGAAATATGGTGATGATCTACTTAGTTATCTCATTGGAGGTTTCTATATAATTATACCGTTATCTGTTATAGGACTAATCTTATTACTAATTTAAACTATGGAACAATTTACTAAAAAAGAAGTACCGACCGATAACCCGATAAGAAAGTATCAGGAGGATAATGATACTACTTTTCGTGCTATGGCAAAGTTATGCGGTATCCATGAGAACAGCATACAGAATATAGTTGCCATGAATAGAAAGCAGATGTTAGGTCTTAGGGTAGGAACTCTTATCAAGATAAACAAAGCCCTTAAACTCGATTTAGAGAGTTATATATTAGATGTTAAATTAAAAGGAAAACATTATGACAAAAACAATTAACGGTGTCACGTACACACCATTTGAAAGTGGTAAGTCAGCTAAGGAACTTGGTATTGATTTAAGTAGGAAGTTTATAATATTGAGTGATTGTGGTGGTAACCAAATTCCAGTAGGTAGTATAGTCACTGCTAGTGAAAAAAATTATGAAAGCGATTTAGTTTATGTTTTTGATGGTCACAATACTTCTGGTTTATTTTGGAAACGCCTAGCCTACTATGATGAGGTCTCAGTTCCAGAGGAACTTAGTGCCAAGTTCAAGGTTGGGGATAGGGTGAGATCTAACAGTTCCAATAATAATATTGGGGATAAAATAGGAAAGATAATTCATATTGAAAGAGATGTCTACGCAGTAATGTTCAAAGATTATCATGGTGGATGGAATTGTTTATGTTGTGGTAATACTATTGACTGTGGAGATAGCGGATATAGATTAGATGAAAAACATTTAGAACTCATTACCTCAGAGCAAAGCTCTTCGGAGCCTATTAATTCAAAAGAACTCATCATCCACTGTCCAACAAAGGAATGGTGGATCAAGTCTGTAAAGAAGCTGGAGAGAGATTATCCTGAGTTGAGTAATTATGAAGATAAGAGACCAACTGAATGGGAACATGACCCTGAAGAATTTCCTTACGTTGGGATTTATTTAAAAGGTGAAATGGACTTAGATGCTTGGTCTAGTCCAGGTTATCTAGGAAAGAAATACCCCCACATCCCCATCACTTCTGCGGAAGAGTATCTGGGGGAGGGAGAGTTGTTGGATAGAGAAGGAGTTGATGTTGAACTTAGTGCTGGTACCTATTATGGTCCGTCTCTTTGTAACACACTATCATTCGAAGCAGCAGGTATAGAACCAACAGATGACAGCGAACCATTAACATTAGACAAATTAAATAATAAAAAAACTATTAAAGACAAAATTATGGAAACATCAAACAAGGTGATCAATGCGATCAAAGACGCAAGACTAAGTGCAGAGGACAAGTTACTCCGTAAGTACGGTATGGTAGATGAAAACATCAACTGGACAATCAATGGTCTATACGCTATCTATGAGTATGAAGCAGTAAAAAGAGGTTATAAATCAATGGATGCAATGTGTCATAAGGTTGCAATGGAAAGCAGTACTTCTGTATTCGAGGATGACGACCTAATCAAGACACACCTACCAGCTCTACTAGAACAGTTAGGCAAGTTGGAGAAGGAAGAATCTAAAAAGAAATAACTAAATAAAGTCCGTAAAGGACAATAACAAAAAAGACTATGATTAACGAAAAGCTCAATGTTGGTATGGATTCTATCGCACCATTACCAAAAGACATTTACCAGTGTGAATTGTTAGATGTATCAATGGAGGAAAGACCAACTTATGACACAAGAAACCTACCTGAAGACAGTCAAGAAATGCAGAAAGTATTAAACTTCCAGTTTACTGTTCTTGAAGGTAAAGACGGTGATGATGACCTAAGAGGACGTAACATTTGGTCAAACTTTATTCCTACATTCTTCTTCGTAAGTAAGAAGGGTAAGAATAAAACAATGAGAATTGTTGAAGCTATTACTGGAACTGAACTAACTGAAGAAGAAAAGAAGTCTGGAATAGACGAAACATTCTTAAACTCTCTAGTTGGTAAGCAGTGTCGAGTATCAGTTGAACCAAAAGTAAGTGGTGATAAGACTTACAATAACACTACTGATTGGCTAAAGGCTAACGATCAACTTGAAGCACTAACTGACGAAGAGAAGGAAAAAGCAGAAGTTAAAAAGGTAATAGATGATATTAATGTAGACGAAATATCACTTTACGACTAATAATTAGTTATAGAATCCCTAATTGTATACGAGCAATTGGGGGTTTACTAAGGTGTAGGTAGCAAATATTGTGTTGTTCGTTTAACCCGCATGCTCAATTACCTACATCTTAGTAAATAAAAACTATATGACAAAAAAACAATGCCTAAAAGAAGGTGGCCACTGGATCCAAAATTGCAGAGCAATTCTGGATTGCAACACTACCGAGAGGCTAGTACCAGAACGATATAGAATGGAAGGCTTCAATACTTAAATGGTTGCCAGAAAAAGAAGAATCGTTTACTAAAGATGGAGAAAATGAATACGGTTACGATTCCTGCCGCCAACAATTCATCGACAACATGGAGAAAGATTTAAATAATAAGGAATAGGTATGAAATATAAACAACTTATACCAGACGATTTAATGGAAAAATTAGCAGACATTGAACATCAACGATGGGCTAAATGGCAAAAGTATTTACATTCTCGCTGTGTTAAAGATAATGTTGGTGAGGGTTATTTATGTATCCCAATGGGATTAGTAAAACATTGGGAAGAACAAATAGATACTGAATATAAAGATTTATCAGAGAGTGAGAAAGAAAGTGACCGTAACCAAGTAAGAATGTATGAAAGGCATATTTTTGAATTTGTTAATAATGAGTGTGGTAAACGTATCAGAATAGCAAAAAATAATTTAATTCAAGAATTAAAAGAAAACATGTAAATCTATGAAATTAACAAAAGACTTAGTAAAACAATTTGAAGATGACTATAATGATAATGGAACAAAAACAGCTATTTATAATTTAATATGGAAAATAGCTGCTGAACTATTAAATGATATTGGTGTATGCAGTATTAAAACTACTGAACAACCTAAACAATAATATGAACAAAAAAGACTACTTATCACAGCCAACCTGCAAGTGGCTAAGTGAACATGGATGCGAGATTGAGAGTGATGTTGGATATGAACAATGTATAGGTGGAATACATTCTGATAAAAAAAAATATGGTGGGTTCGCACTTATTAACGAAAAAGAAAGACAACTTATTGATATTGCTTGGACACCAGCCTACTCCTGGTCAGATGTCCTAATTTGGAAAGCGAAGGAGTTTTTTGGGGAGGAAAAAGTTATGTTTGATACTGGTACAGAAATTAAAGAAAAAGATAAAATACTCCTTCCGCTAGGAATACCTAGATTTGGTTACTATACTGAACAACTTTTATTGCTCCTCCAACAAGGCGACATAGACA